ATACTCACTGGGCTGCTCGTAGCCAAAATTGGGGCAATCAAGGACCCCCTCTTCAACCAAATCAAGAAATAATAGACTGCTTCATAAGTCTTATTCCCACTACTTCAAATATTCTATTAATGGGAGTTACTCCTCAAATTGCTAAAGCATATGTTCATGTTACTGCAGTTGATAATGAACCCATGATGATAAAAAATGTATGGCCTGGTAATACTGAAACTAAACGAGTTATATTAAGCAATTGGCTAACTATTAATTTACCAGAAAACTATTTTTCTGGAATTATAGGTGACGGTAGCATTAATATGCTAGCTTACCCCAATGATGTTAAATTAATGCTAACTAAAGCTAATAATTTGCTAAGACCACAAGGGGTATTTGCTTGCCGTATGTTTACCAGGCCTGATGTTGCAATTACACTAGCTCAACTATTACAAGAAGCAATAACACCGACTATTAACTTCTCTGCATATAGACGATTAATACCTATGTATCTGGCAGCAAAGAACGGTCCATTAGTACCAGTTAAATTAATTGCTGAATTGTTTGATCGGATGTTTCCTGACAGAACAATACTGCCCTGGACTCCAAAGGAAATGTCAACATTAGATCCTTATCGTGATTCAGCTTCTACTACCTGGTTCCCAACTCGTAATGAAATATTAGAGATATCTCCATCAGGCGCCAAATTTATTGATGTGGGTACATATGACATTGCTAATACTTGCCCTATACTAACATTTACAAAATGAACGAATTAGAAAACTTAATAAAACAACTTGATGAAAGCCAATGGTGGGAGTTAGATAAACTCCAAAAGTTACAAGAACGACAACTATTACCATTAGTAAAACATCATGCCAAAAACACTCCTCATTTTAATATGAGATTAGCAGCAAATGGATTGACTCCTAATAGTCTACTAAGTTTGCAAGGTTTAAAACGACTACCACCATTTACCAAAAGAGATATTCAAAAAGCAGGTGGTGACTTTGCTACTAAGAATATTCCAAAAAATCATTTACCATTAGGTGAGGCACAAACAAGTGGTAGTACCGGTACTCCAGTTAAACTTCCCAAGGGAAGACTAACTACTCTGTTTTGGCAAGCACATGTGATAAGAGATCATCAATGGTACAATAGAGATTATTCAGGCAAACTGGCAAGCATACGAGCAGGTTTTACTGAATACTTGGAAGCAGATACCTGGGGAGGACCTGTTCCCATTCTTTATGGTAGCGGACCTGCTATTGCTTTACCTGTATCCATGACTATAGGAAAACAATTAGAGCATTTGGACAAGTTCCAACCTAATATTATGATTGTACACTCAGGTGTTCTAACTGGATTTGTTAGTGAATGGGAACGAAAAGGATTTAGCTTATCTGAACTTAAACATGTTAAAAATGTCGGAGAGACAGTACATGACAGCCTTCGTGAACGTCTACGTGCTGTTGCAGGATTAGAAATTGAAGACAACTACAGTTGCAGTGAAGTTGGTTCTATTGCTATACAATGTCCAATTAGCGGTCTATTCCATATCATGTGTGAAAATCTCATTGTAGAAATACTTAATGAAGATGGCTCCCCTACATTACCAGGCGAAATAGGTCGTGTAGTAGTTACAGACTTATACAACTCTGCAGCGCCAATGATACGGTATGATGTAGGTGATCATGCAGAAGTAGGTGAACCCTGCACATGTGGTCGGCATACTCCCACACTAAAACGCATCATGGGACGAAATCGTCGGTTATTTATACGGGCAGATGGTAGCAAGTTTTGGCCTCAGGCCCATCAATTTAAACTGTCAAAGTTTACCAAAGTGTTACAATGGCAGATCATACAGCACAGTATCAATGACATAGAATATAAAATGGTTACTGCACAAGAAATAACAGAAGAACAGAGAACCTCTATGGAAAAATTATTGGGTGATGTAATGGGATTTCCAGATCAGGTTCGTGTGTCTAGATATGCTGATAGTATCCCTACCCCTAACGGAAAATATGAAGAGACTATATGTTTAATAAAATAATTGTGGTATTGTTATTAGCAGTGTCCTTGATCGCACAAGCACAGAAACCGATTAAGATTGTTATACCTTTTACTCCTGGAGGTGTAGTTGATACTACTAACAGAGTATTACACTCTGCACTAGAGCGTGAACTAGGACAGCAGGTCAACATAGAAACACGCCCAGGTGCAGGTGGACAGATAGGACTACGATATATAGCACAGAATAAAACCAGTGACGTTTTAATAACTTTTATTGATTTACTTGCATTGTGCAATGCTATAGCATTAGATGATCAGATTGATGTAGAAGATTTCAAATACATATCACAAATAGGTAGATCATCTGGAGTTGCATTGGTTGTTAAGAAAGGAAGTCCTTTAAAAAATATAGATGCATGGCGCAACTACCGTGGCAATCCTATTACTATCGGTGCTAACGGCTTTGGTGGAGCCCATCATTTTTTTAGCTGGACATTGAATAATCAAATGGCATTTCCACGAACAGATATATTTTTCAAAGGTAATAATGAATCCTTACCAATGGTCATGGGTGGTCATATAGATGCCATGTGGGCACAGTTTGCCAGTATTGAAGGACAAGAACGAGATGGAAAAGTTGATATAGTTGCTATTAATACACCGAAAAGAAATCCCAATGCATCTCATATTCCTACATTTCAAGAATTTGGAATTGAAACTCCTATGACAAAATGGATTGTTATCAGCAACCAAACTACTGATCTAGCCACAGTAAAAAATATTGATACTGCTATTACAAAGTTATTAAATAATAGTGAATTTGTAAAAAGTGTACAGGTAGCAGGAATAACTCTAGAACCAGGCTTGACTTCACAAAGTAAAAATAGTACAATACAGGCTCTTAAACAGCAACGAACATTTGTTGAATATGTAAAAACTTTAAAATAAGGAAAATTATGAAAAAACTATTAGCAGCAACAATATTAGGATTGGCATCATTAACAGCAATGGCAGGATCCACTACAGTGGAATACTCATCCGTTTCGGGTCTAAATGGTAAACCAGGTGGCACAGGCTATCTAGTTAACTTTAAAGATTCTATTACTAATAATATAGATTGGGGTATGCAACTACTATCCTCTCAAGTAACCGGTAGTAATTCAGTATCAACCCGTTTTGAAGCTAGCTTAACTCCAAAATATACTCTTGGATTCGGTACTATCTATACTAAAGCTACTCTGGGTACAAAACTATCTAGTTCGGCTGGAACTACTGAATATTATGCAATTGAACCAGGAATTAATGTTCCATTAACTGACAAGCTAAGTGTAAGGGCAGGATATCGCTATCGTACCGCATTTGATAACAGAATTTTAGATACTACTCGTACCTCCAGACTCGGCGTAACTTTTGATATGACAAAGACAGATGCAGTTACTCTACGGTATGATAGTCAACGAGGCGATAGCTTACAAAATTCTTGGAACTTAGCTTATACTCGCAAGTTCTGATTCAAGTCCTATTCTCTTGATTGTTCTATATAAATGCTGTATAATATACAGTCAATATACTATAGAATAATATTTTGTCAACCACCATTTCCGATACTACTCTTGAATTATGGAGAACCGGCCGAAAGGTAAAACAAGGCTCTTCAGGGTGGTTATCCGGAAACGCAGTATGTTGTAATCATAACGGAGAAAGTATAGACCGAAAAGGGCGTGGTGGATTCATGCCAATCGGTAACGGTGGTATTAACTACCATTGTTTTAATTGTAGGTTTACTACTGGCTATATGCCTGGTAGACACATAACTTATAAATTTAGAAAACTATTAGGTTGGTTAGGTGCTGATGAAAATACTATAAAAAGATTAGTATTTGATGCTATCCGTAATAAAGAAACTATAGTAGATACTCATTTCGTTGAAAAGAATGAAATAATAATAAAGGCCCGCAGTCTTCCTGCTCAGGCACTAAGTATTACTCAACTACTAAATCAATATGAAGTACAATCTGTTCCTGAATACTTTGAACAAGCAGTAAAATATGCATATGATAGAAATATAGATTTTGCAAAATATGATTTCTATTGGACACCAGAAACTGCCTACAACTTAAATCGTAGGCTCATCATTCCTTTCTATTGGCAGAAAAATATAATTGGTTATACTGCCAGGACATTCCTGGATACAGTAAAACCAAAATATCACAATAGCTACGAACCACATTTTGTGTTTAATATTGACCAACAATTACCTACTAGTAAGTTTGTTATTGTGTGTGAAGGGCCATTTGATGCAATGAGTATTGATGGTGTAGCAATATTAGGGAATGAATGTAATGAATCACAGGCTGATATTATTGATAGTTTAAGTAGGGAAGTTATTGTAGTTCCTGATCAAGATAAAGCTGGAGCAAAATTAGTAGATGCCGCATTGGAATATAATTGGTCTGTTTCTTTCCCAGTCTGGGGAGAAACTTGTAAGGACATTAATGAAGCTGTATGCAAATATGGTAAGCTATTCACACTTAAAGCTATATTGGATGCTAAAGAAACAAATCGTTTGAAAATTGAACTTAAAAAGAAAAGGATGGTATGACTAATGATTATTCACCTGATTTGCAAAAACTATTTTTGGAAATGATGTTGACTGATGCACAAAATTTTGTTAGGGTACAAAACATTTATAACCCAGAAAACTTTGATCGTAGTTTAAAAGCCTGTGCAAAGTTTATGTATGATCATACTAATCAATATAAGACATTGCCTACTGTAGAACAAATTAAAGCTGTTACTGGTGTAGAACTTAATACTGTTCCTGAATTGGGAGATGGTCATACTGATTGGTTTCTTGAAGAGTTTGAAGGATTCACTCGGCGTAAAGAACTTGAACGAGCAATCTTAGTATCTGCTGATTTAATTGAAAAGGGTGATTATGATCCAGTAGAAAAGTTAATCAAAGATGCAGTGCAGATTAGTTTAACTAAAGATATGGGAACTGATTACTTTGATGATCCGGCAGCACGAATCAACAAATACTTTAATTCAGGTGGTCAAGTAAGTACAGGTTGGCCTCAAATGGATAAAATCTTATATGGTGGGTTTAGTCGTGGAGAACTTAATATCTTTGCTGGTGGTTCAGGTTCAGGTAAGTCATTAGTAATGATGAATATTGCATTGAGTTGGTTGCAATCCGGTCTTAGTGGAGTCTATATTACACTGGAATTGAGTGAAGAACTAACTAGTTTACGAACTGATGCTATGTTAACTAGTATGGGAACAAAGGACATTCGTAAAGACATTGATAACACTGGCCTCAAAGTAAAAATGATGGGGAAGAAATCAGGTAAATATCGTGTTAAGGGATTACCTGCACAAAGTAATGTGAATGATATCCGTAGTTATTTAAAAGAAGTACAGATTCAGACTGGGATCAAAGTTGACTTTGTTATGGTTGATTACTTAGATTTGGTTATGCCAGTATCAGTTACAGTTAATCCTAATGATCAGTTCATTAAGGACAAGTATGTTGCAGAAGAGTTGCGTAATTTGGCTAAGGAATTGAATGTACTATTGGTAACTGCATCACAGTTGAATCGTAGTGCAGTTGAAGAAATTGAATTTAATCATAGTCATATTGCAGGTGGTATTAGTAAGATCAATACTGCTGACAATGTTTTTGGTATTTTTACAAGCCGAGCAATGAAAGAGCGTGGACAATATCAACTTCAATGTTTGAAATCTCGTAGTTCTACTGGAGTAGGTTCCAAGATTGAGTTAGAGTATAATATTGAAACGATGCGTATTACAGATGAGGGTGAATCTAATGAGCAAGGACATTTTAGACCACCTACTGCAGCTAGTGTATTGGATCAAATTAAAACTTCTAGTACAGTTAGTAATAATACACCAAAAACATCAGCTATAGCTGAATCAACTAAGCTAAATCAGTTGATGAATCAATTCAAACGCACACAAATATAAATGCTGATAAATAAAACATAACGGAGTAATTTCTTGCAAAAACGCACTAAAAGTATTTTAGCTGAACTTGATACCCTAGTAACCCACCGGGATAAAGGGCACTTTGTAGAAAGTCGTGCTGCAAATGTTATACAAAGTGCTATTAATCTAATACAGTTCATCAAAGAAAATTACGAAGCTGAAGTTGCGATTGAACTTGAGCGGCGTCTTCTCAATAGTATACGAAGTCAAGATGCCTCCAAGTTTAACCGTGGAATAAGAAAAACAAATGAAAACTAATGAAATCGTAACTGAAGGTCCTATTTTGAATGGTATTAAAAAAGCTGGTGGAGCCGCAGCTAGAGGAGTACTGCGTACTGCTTCTGCCTTAGGTCATGCACCATCTACTCAAGCTATTCGCTCATTGGATGATAGTGATGCAGCAGCACCACCAACACCCGGAGCAGCTCCCACCGCAGCACCCGCAGCACCCGCAGCAGCAGCTCCCACCGCAGCACCCGCAGCAGCAGCTCCCACCGCAGCACCCGCAGCAGCACCCGCAGCAGCAGCTATATTTAAAAATCCAGAAGCCTTCAAAACCCAATGGGATGCATTTCTTGCTAGTAAGCCAAATTTCAAACTAATTACTGATCCTGATTTGTTATCTGCATTAAAGAAAATGTGGATGCAATCAGGTGGAACAAGAGCAGAGAGCAAATCATCTAATAAAAAAATGATTTCTGAGTCCAAACTAATGGAAGACTCTACCTATAGAGAATTCCGTGCAGTCGGCCGTATGATTGTAGAACGCAAAATGAGTGAGAAAGAAATTCTTGACTTATTTGCAATGATTGAAAAGGGTGCCACTGCTGGCGGAAACAATCGCACAATGATTGGAAAAGGTAAGGATACTGCAACAGCTATAGCTTCAGCTATATCAAAAGCATATAATGGTGTAGCAGATAAGATTTCTAAATCAGTAGCTATATCTGGCGTTGACGTAAAATTTGATCAACTAACTGACAAATTAGCTAAAACTGTGGGTGGACAGGAAGGTGCTGTTATGTCTGCAATCAAAAAGTACCGACAGTTTGCAAAAGAAAATCCAAGAATGCAAGGGGCAATCTATGCAATTCTAATCGCATTAACTGGATTGAGCGGTGCTGGATTAGGTGGTGCGGCCATCCTAGGTGGTATTAAAATGGCTGACAAATTATTGCTTGGTAATAAACTAAGCAGTTCATTATGGTCAGGCTTCGTTACAGGTGCCACTGCATACGGTATTGGTCAGGCAAAAGATGCTTTCTCAACTACAGGTGGTGGTAGTGCAGGTCCAGCAGGCACTGAACCAGATTATGTACCAGGTGGTAGTGCAGGCCCAGCAGGCACTGAACCAGATTATGTACCAGGTGGTAGTGCAGGCCCAGCAGGCACTGAACCAGATTTTGCTGGTAGCGGACCACCAATGCATACGGTGCAATCAGGCGACACATTGAGTCAAATTGCTCAGACTAATAATACCAGTGTTGAAGAGTTGATGAAGTTGAATCCTAAAATAACTAATCCTGATGTTATTACGGCAGGACAATCAATCAAGTTGCCGGTACCAGGTAATACCTTGCCAACTTATGACAATGGTGTGGGCACTGCAGCAAACACTGACCAAGGAATACAAACAGGAAGATATACCCCGAATCCTAGAATGCAAACGGCTGGCTATATTAATAATAAAAATAAGTTAACTAATGAAACTATCCAGTTTAAAGCCAAAAAAATTCCAATTAAGGAAATGATTGATCCACAACAAACATTGTATTTCCGTTCATTACAGGAATCACTAGGTAATCCTGCAACTAAAAGTTATCAATTAACATATGCTGGAATAGACCTCATCTTTGAAAATATGGTGAGGTATCAAAAATACTTAGCAGAAGCACCTAGTACTACTGCACCTAGTACTACTGCTGCATCTGGTCCGGACAGAACTACCATACCAGATGAATTAAGACCAGATATGCCTGGTGCCACTGGTACTCCAGCGAAAAAAGGTTTCTTAGGGAGAGCTTGGGATGGTATCAAAAATGCAGGCCATCAATTTACTACTAAGCTAACAGCAGAAAAACTTAAAATGAATTGGCATGTCGCTGGTAAGCCTACAGATTCTGATCAACTAAAGAGTTTCTTGGAAAAACAAGGAGCACCAACTGATGTGATTAATGATATATATACACAACTGGGACTGCAAGCCGCTGCGGCGACGGCACAACCAGCAGCACAACCAGCAGCAGCACAACCAGCAGCAGCACAACCAGCAGCAGCAGCACAACCAGCAGCATCAGGTGGAGCACCCGCAGGTAACATCTTTGCTAACCCTCAGCAATTAGCCGCATCATTCAAAGCATTCACTGACTCAGGTGCAACCATTCCAATGCAATTTAGAGGAGTATTAGGTGATATTCTAAAGACTGCATTGCGTACAGTTGAAAACAAACAACGTAGGATGACTGCAATCATATCAGAGAGTCGTCGTATTGAGAAAGAAATGCGTAAACTTAACCAAAGGTAAGTCATGATGTATCTATACGAAGGTGGTAACGCAATACCTGACTCAAATGAGGTAAACAAAGAAGATATCTCCGGAGTAGTTGATACTGCGAAAAGAGAACTACCATCTGCGTTATTGAAAAATTTACACACTGATATCGGATCTGCTGGATATAAAGCAAAATCAGGTGACATTGATATCATGGTTGAAGCTATTGATGTAATTGAATTGTTTAAAACTACTGATGCAACAGATCCTGTCAAAGATGCTAAGAAATTATTAGAAAAATTCTTTCAAGATAAAGGAATTCAGGCCAAAGTCAATGGTCGTAATGTTAGCATCGGCGTTAAGTATAAAGAACAAGCGTCAGGTCTCAATAAATTAGCTCAGGTTGATGTTATGGTAATTCATGATGTTGGTATAGTAGCTCCATATCATCAACACGGACCTCGCGGAATGTATGCTGATCCAGAATTCAAGGGCGCACCAATGTTCATGCTTATAAACAGCATTGGTAAATTCTTAGGTCTAAAATTTGATGCCTTTGGTGCTAAACTGATGCGTAGAGATAATGATGAAGTAGTAGCACGAACTCGTAAAGAGGTTGCAAAGGTACTATTGAATCCAAAAGCAAAAGAAGATGATCTTAATAGTGTAAAATCAATTATGAATGCACTAAAGAATGATCCTGATAGAGAAGGTAAACTTGCTCAAGCTAGACAAGATCAGGCTAAGGGACTTATATCACTTCCTGAAGATGCTCATCCTGGCACTGCAGCTTGGTTTAGAAAATTAAGCGACATAACATGAAAGTAAGAGATATCATCCGAGAAGGTGGTTGGGATACCACTATCACACAAGGAACCATCATTCGTCCAGCCGTCGTAAAGATTGCTTTGAATGTAGTTCAACAATTCGTTGATGATTTTAATAACTTCTTATCAGCTAAAAACTTAGGACCAGTTAAAATGGGAAGACCGACTGGCTCAAGTGCATATCATGAAAAAGATCAAGTAGAAAATCCAGATAAGATTTATGGTGATATAGATTTACAAATGATTGCTCCACCAGTTGATGGTACTACTTACGGTCAATATACTGCATTCTGGAATAAACTCTCTGATGAATTCGTAAAACAAAAAACACCTCACTATGTTGATCTAACTGAAAGCAAACCAGGTCATCCTATCTTTAAAATAGGTGATAGTAGTTATGTTCAAGTAGATTTGATG